CGTCGATCTAGATTTAGAAGGCTTCGAAGATATTGGTGCGGACGGGGAACCGACTGGCATCAAGCTACCTTACATCGTAACAGTCGAGGAAGGTAGTCAAACAGTTCTTTCGATAAGAAGGAACTACGCGCCCAATGACCCAAGAAAACAAAGAGTCCAATACTTTGTCCACTTCAAATTTCTGCCAGGACTAGGATTCTATGGTTTCGGGTTAATACATATGATTGGCGGATTGAGTAGAACTGCAACAGTTGCTCTCCGCCAATTATTAGATGCAGGAACACTATCTAATCTACCTGCAGGATTTAAACAAAGAGGTGTAAGAGTTAGAGACGAAGCATCACCAATACAACCAGGTGAGTTTAAAGATGTTGATGCACCAGGTGGTAATTTAAAAGAAGCTTTCTACGCTTTACCGTACAAAGAACCATCAGCAACTTTATTACAGCTTATGGGTATTGTCGTACAAGCAGGTCAAAGATTTGCTGCAATATCAGAATTACAAATTGGTGAAGGATCTCAAAACGCAGCTGTAGGGACTACGATGGCTCTTCTTGAAAGAGGATCTAAAGTTATGTCAGCGATACACAAAAGATTATACAACTCAATGAGAGCTGAGTTTAAATTATTATCTAAAATTATTGCAACATACTTACCACCAAGTTATCCATACGATGTCGTAGGTGGTGCAAGATTAATTAAACAAATAGACTTTGATGACAGAGTAGATATTTTACCTGTTGCAGATCCAAACATTTTTTCTATGTCACAAAGAGTGACACTAGCACAAACACAATTACAGCTAGCTACATCAAACCCACAAGTACATAACTTATATAATGCATACAGAAGTATGTACGAAGCGATTGGTACAAAAGATATAGACAA